CTCCACCACATGAAAGTTAGACGAACCCTTGTTCATCAGGGGTTCGTCTTTTTTTGTCGGCATAAAATCATCGTCCCAATTGTCGAAGCTAAAGAACAGCTGTACTTCATCGCCGTCGATTTGTATGAATCGTATGAACGTGTCGATGATTTCGAATGGGTCAGATTCTGCGCCTAGCGTGTCGAGCCATGCAAGATAGTCATCAAGGCTCAAGTCTTCGGCGCTTTCCGCTTCAAGCGCTTTCTCCAATTCCTCTTTCAGAGCCGCTTGACGGGCTTTCAATTCCTCAACCCTATCCTTGCCGCCTGGGGGCGCTATGCCGTCCTCTATGGCGTGCCATATGCGCTCAAACGCCGCGTCTATGCGCCTTATCTCTGCCGTGATGCGCTCGCTTTCCTTTGGCGCGCCATCCTCGGCGGTTTCAGCGATCATCATCTCAAGCGTTGCGATGATGCGCTCGCGCACCTTTGGGTCATGTATCGATTCGAGTATGGTGTCGGAAACTGTATCCTCTATGAGGTCGCGACGGAATGTCCTGCGACACTTCGGACAGCGGTAGTAGTAATACGTTTTGCCACTCTTTCCAGTTCCAGAGGTTCCGACAAACCATCTGCCGCACTCCCGACAATACATCTTGCCGCTGAGCGCATAGGGCTGCTCTCCGTCAACAACGCGGTGCTTGTGACCGCGTCCGTTGAGGATGCTTGCAATCTCGTCTTGTTCCTGGCGTGACCACAGTGCGGGCATGCCGTTCGTCGTGCGCACGCCAGCGTATTTGTACACGCCGCAATTTTGCTCGCGCGAGAGCAGCCTTTTTATCGTGCTTTGTGAAAACGCCTTGCCGCGCCTTGTTCGCTCGGTTCTTATCGCCCTCTGGATGTCGGCAATGGTTGAGCCTGAGAACAGCATGTTTTTCATCTTGTGCATAACGGCGGCTTCGCGCTCGTTTACGACGAAGCGATCGTTTACAACGTCCCAACCGTACAGACGTTGACCGCTCGCCATGCCGCGTTGCGCGTTCTTCTGTATACCGTCGCGTATGCGCTCACTATCGACGGCGCTTTCATACTCGGCAAGCACTTCAAGCATGCCGAGGTGCAGAACTTTAGTTGAGCCCTCGCCGAGCGTTTCACCGGCATAGAGGATTTCAACGCCTGCCTTACGAAGCATGATGCGAGCAAGAGCCATTTCGTCTCTGTTGCGCATGATGCGCGTGACCTTGTATATCACCACGTAATCGAAAAGTCCCTTTTGGGCATCTTTTAACATCGCCTGAAATTCAGCGCGGTTCGTGTTCTTGCCAGTTTTGGCGTAATCGCTGTAGACGCGCACAACGGCAAGGCCGCTTTCGTCACAGAACTCGCGTGACTTATCGACCTGAATTTCAATGCTTTCGTCTCGCTGGTTGTGCGAGCTGAAACGTGCGTAAATGGCCGCACGGTTACCCTTTGCCATGGTATTATCACCTTGCCTTTTCAGTTGTCTACGGAATGGCGCGCCCTGTATCTGGTCTTGGCGGATGGATACAGGGCATTTTGCTATCTGTACGTTATGAGCGTGTCGTAACGGTCTGCGCCGCTGATACCTTGGTCAGGAACAGAGTTGGTTTCTACCCTGATAATCTCAAGGCCCTTATCTTGAAGCGCGTTGAGGACTTCGTTTATCTGCTCGTTGTATTTCTGGTCAGCGCCGAATACCCGTCCGCTAAAGGATTGACCGAACAACCGAATGAGCATGACGTGAATGCGCCCGTCGGGCGTTGGAATCGAGGAGATCGCCTTTTCGATTTCCTGCCGTGCCATTTCTTCACGCTGGTTCTTGAAGATTCCCATTTCTAGCCCTTTCTCGATTCGCTTGCCGCAGCCTTTGCGGTCATCGCTATGTTCTGCTGCCACTGCGGCGAGCTTTCGCGGTAGTTGTCCACAATCTCGCGTTCGTCGCTGGTCAAGTCGTCTTCGCTCGTCCCTGTGCTTGGAAAGCCACATAAATCATTCGGCGTACATTTCAATGCTGCGCATAGCATGAAAGCGTCTTCGAGCGGAATACCAACCTCGCCACGTTCCCATGAAGCATATTTGCGTTCTTTTATGCCGAGGAAATCGGCAAACGCCTTTTGTGTCGCAAAACCAGCGGCCTTGCGCAGCTCTTTCAATTTCAATTGATATTCCATGCGCCCTCCTTTCGTCGCTGCAACGCCGATTCTACGTGATTCACGTACGTTAATCAAGAAAATACGTAATTCACGCTTGCAAAGAACGTTAAACACGTTTATTGTCTGTAGCCATCAACGTGATTCACGTTGATTTAGGTTCTTTTACGTGTAGTAAAAGAATACGGTTTGTATTGACTAAGGCCAATACAAACCTAATGAGCACTCATTGAAAGGAGGTGAACATATGCCCGAGTTGAAACATGCGTTTGCGGACAATCTGCGAGTTCGTCGCGTCAAGAAGCATTGGTCGCAGCAGCAGCTTGCGGAAGCATCCGGCGTCGGCGTTGATGCAATCGGCAAGTACGAGCGTTGCGATTGCTCGCCGACGCTGGAAAGCATCGTAAAGCTTTCAACCGCTTTGGACTGCACGCCAAACGATCTGTGCACTTTCCCCGAATTCAAGTAAGGAGGTCACGTAATGGAATGGGTTGACGAGCTGTTCCAGGTAGTCGGCCTGTGGGGCTTCTTCGCTTCGGCTGTTGCCGTCGGCGTTGGTCTCGGCGTCGAATACGCGCTCAAGCACACCACTTTCGCCGTTCATAAGCATTAAGAAAGGAGGGGTTTCAAATGTATGAAACCAAGCAAGAAACCGCTGGTTTGCGTAGTGGTTTTAGACAAGCAAAACCGCCGCGGCGCGTCGAGTGCGTATCAGCGTCGGTTCTTTACGAGGGTCAGAGAAGCTGCGCAAGCCTGCAAAGAGAAGGTGCCCGCGCACGTCGGCAAACGCGCACGGGCTATCGTCAAAACTTCCAGAGCAATGACGATGAGATTCTAGCAGGAAAACCGTTGGTTATACGTTGGTTTGTCTACATTTTCGCGGCGTTGTGCCTGTGCGGAATCGTCCCCATGGCGGCGGCTGAATGGCTCATCTGGTTTTGCGATTCCTTTGGCTGCTGGTGGCTTCCGCTTGTCCTGCTCGTCGCTGAGGTCTGGTTCATCTTGCATCTGATCGGGCGTGACGTGCGATGAACACCGACGATTTCACCCAGCCGCTCGAAAACGTGATGCGGCAAGAGCGAATGGCGGTCTACCCGCTTCCGCTCAAGATTCAAGACCGCGCAGAGCTGTTCGCCAAATGGTGCGAACTGAACCCCAAGACGCTTCGAAGCATCGAGCTCACGGCCTTGGCTATCCATCAGCGCGGCATGCGCGTATCGACCAAGTACCTCATCGAAAAACAGCGCTACGAGGGTTCGCATCAGATTACGGGCGTTCCGTTCATGGATGGAAACGGACAAGAACACGCCTATGCCATCAACAACACGGATACGCCGCTTCTGAGCCGTTGGCTCTTGGAGAGACACCCCGATCTGAACATCGAGACACGCAAGTCTATCTACGACACGAAGAAAGAGGGGTGACATGCTGCGCAAGAACATCGTCAAGCAGCTTCGCGAAGTTTCCGACGTTGCTCACTGCATCGAGGATTGCCACATTGGCAACAGCGTCACCGGCGAACGCATCGACTTCGATGCCGCGTTTGTGAGCGAAATCATTTGCTCAACGCTCGCGTACGCGTCTGTGCTGGTCGATGGTCGCTTGAAGGCGGGAAACCCCGAAGACCATCTGATGACAATTATCCGAACCGCGAGCCAGAAGTATGTCGAGCAGTTGTGACCAGCTGAGCTTGTTCGAAGAGCCGCCAATGCCAGAGCCTGGCACATGCGAGTACGAGAACGGCGTTTTCGACGCCACGGGCAACAAGCCGAAAAGCAGGTGCATGTTTCGCGGCATCTTGATCTGGACGAACTGCCGAGAGTGCGGCCACTGCGTATGGGAGGGCTGGCATCTTCGCGGCATGAGCAAGGGGCTTGTGATGGATGAAGGAGGTGAAGACGAATGATGGTCGCCAAGGAGGTTCACGACAAGGCGCAAGACCCTATGGCGTGGTTCCAGCACGACTCAAACGCCGCGCAAGACCAGAAGTGCCAACGATTGCTGTTCCGCTACGGAAACGCTGGGTATGGCGCATTCTGGCGGCTGTGCGAGATTCTGGCGAACACCACGACGCACTCTTTGCCCGTTGAGACGGACGAGGACTGGCTGATACTCGCTGAGCAGATTGGCATGCGCAAAGCTGGCGCGCTCGACGAGATTTTAAGCGTCGACGATTGCAAGGACTTTATCAGCTGCCTTCTTGAGATCGGCTTGCTGACGCGCGACGGAAAAGGGCGCATCGAAAGCGCGAGGATGCAGAAAAACGCTCTGTATTTCGGCATGCAAAGGGCGAACGGAGCCAAAGGCGGGAGACCTCGCAAGAACAAGTCAGAGCCGATGAAATAGCAGGTCAAAGGCGGTAAAACGGATGTTCATGGAAGAAACCAGCGGTAAACCATCGGTTTGCGATTGGCTAAACCCTAACAATACAATACATAACAATACAGGGCGGGTTTTGGGTTGGGTCCCAACCCAACCCAAACCCAAAACCCGCAAACGTGCTTGTGGCGTTATGTGACAAGTAAGTCTTACTTTCTTTGCTTCTTTCTTTGCGGACGTTCGTTTTCGCGTCGGGTTTTCGAGCTTTTCAATCGCTCAAATCATAGTTTTCAACACGTTTTCCACAGGTTTTCAACAATCGAAGAGTTTTCAACAAAGGACGGTGATTCACATGTCTTGGCAAAGCTATGCCAACAAGGTCAAAACGCGGCGGTGCCCGTTCTGCGGCACGGAACGTCCGCTTGATTGGTTCATCGAAATCGACAAGCCGACGGGAGACAAGCGCTGCTGGAAGTGCCGCGAGCTGAAGAAAGGAGAAGGCAATGACCGCATCGGATAGCCGCAAGGTACAGAAAATCGTGTTTGATGTTGTCCAAGACCCTATACCGCGTGATTGCAAGTTGCCAATGGAGCTGACGCGGGACATTCTGCGCAACATGTTCGCCGAGCGGTTCGGGTACTCAGACCTTACTCCAAACGATATTGACGCGCTGGAAGGCTTCATTGCCATCGAGCTTGCGCGATACAACAGAGAGTGCTCGTACGCAAGAAATACCAACATGCACACCTCGCATCGCGGCAAGGTCTGTTCAAAGATCAGGATGAATCATCGCACTGGCGGCATTGAATCGGCCTTCTTGTTTTGCGATGGCTCGTACTTCACTGGTCGCGAAGCGATTTCGTTCAACTCAGATGGGTTCATTGGCTTTTGCGGATGGGCCGACGATAAGAACTCGACGCCTTTTTTCGTCGCGTTCTACCGCTGGGCCAATGAATGGCTCGACAACAGCTTCGGCGGCCATTATCGAGAGCTTTTGGAGGTGGCCGAAGATGGCGAGTGAGGAAAGCCGTGTTTTGCGGCTGCTTGAACCGCAGGGCGAGCCCGACATCATCGAATGCGACGGCAGGCTGTATGTGCCTGACGAAGAGTGCGAGTTCGTTCCAGAAGAGTTCGACACCGTGTGGGATGAGGAAGACCAGTGCTTGCGGATTGCCAAGCCTTCCGATGATTGCGACTGCTTCACGTGTTCGAAATGCGGCCAAGAGCTGACGTTCGATTGGAGCGGCGAATACAGCTGGTTCGAGCCTGAATACCCGTACAAACCTATCAGCTTGAAATACTGCCCTGGATGCCGCGCAAGGGTTCTGTTCCCGCATCCGTGGTTGGGCTCAAAGGAGGAAGAATGATTTGCATCGTTGGAACGCGCGGATCGGGGAAAACGACACGGCTGCTTGAGTTTTCCGCTCAAAGCGGCGTTCCGATTGCCGTTCGGAACGTAATGCAGGCAACGTGGCTTCGGCGCTATATGGGCCAATGCGGAATTGATGCACCCGACCCAATTGTTGTTGGTCGTGGAATCTATGGAGAGCGAGGGTTTACCTCAATTGAGGTCAAGCGAGATTCCGACGGAATGGTTCCAGTCCTTATTGACGACGTTCGTGCTTTTTTTGGCGATATGGGCATCAGGGCCGAAGCAGTAACCATAGATGCCGATGCCGTCAACTTCGAGTTCGCAATCAAGGCGAATCCGACACTGGTTAACTGCCTGCGCGTCTGGCGCAACTGTAAGAAAGGCGGCAAGGAATGACTTCATACGTCAAACGCGTCGGCGATCTGACCGACGAGGATGGTTTTGTGGATTGCACTTACGCAACGGAAGCAAGCACTGATTCTGCTTTTGATCCCGTTACGAAGCCATCGCATTACGCTGGGCACACCGGCATCGATTGCAAGTCGGCAATGGAGTCGATGCTTGGAACCGAAGCGTACGTGTCCCACATGCAGGCATGCGCGTTCAAGTACATCTGGCGATGGCGCGACAAGAACGGCATCGAAGACCTCAAGAAGGCGCGAGAGTGCATCGACAACATGATCCGCGCGATTGAAGGTGATGGGGATGAGTAGCGTCAAGCTTGGCTTCGAGATTAAGGGCAAAGCAATACACGCAAGGACCGAGGACATTGAGAACGCGGTAAAAGATCTAACGGTGTCCCTGTTGTTCCTCGCGCATTTGTTCGGCGTCTCTGGCGTTACGGTAACGATTACGCGTGGTGATTCCGATGAGTAGGCTTGGCAAGCGCCATGTGCTCGAAAACCTCTGTATGGTCTCGCGGGACATGAGCAGGCGCATCCTGACGTGCGAGAAGCGCGATCGCGAGAGCGTGAAAGTCAGCTACGAAGACCTCGTTATGTGGTCTGACATCGTTGGCGATGCTATCGAGGTAATCAATGACAAGGGCGGAAGCCATGAGCGTTGAGGTCAAGCAAGACGCGAAAGGCGTTTGGTATGCGCGCCCGTATCTCGGTACCGCGCCTGACGGCACGAAGATTCGCCCATATCGGCAGTTCCCCGAAGCGGCAACGAGGGCGCAGGCTCAAGAGCTGGCGAACCATTGGATTTCGCAGCTTTCCGCTGGCGGCAAGGTAAAGAGCGCCATCATAACCGACTTGCTCAAGACGTATATCGCCGAGCGCAAGGTTAAAGGCATCAGCCCTTACACGGTAAAGCGGTGGAACCTGTTCGCGCGCTCGTATGTGGGCAAGTACCTCAAAGGCAAATCTGCCTGCAAGTTGTCGGTAATGGATTTGAGCGACTTCGAAACACGGTTGCTGCTTCCGAAGGAGAAGCGCGGACAAGGCTTGTCGCGCAACACCGTCCGAAGCGTGCATTTCTTCTTGCGCGGCGCATACAACTACTGGGTCAAAAGCGGCGTGTGCGAGATGAACCCGCTGTTTTACGTGGAGCCGCCTGCCGAGGAAAAGCACGAAGCTGTGGCGCTCGACGAATGGGACTATCCGGGGCTTGACGAAGCCATTACGGCTTCCCTGCATCCCGACGAGCTTAATGAGAAGACCATGCGCGAAGCGGCCTACGCGTTCGCCGCATGGCTGGCGCTCCATACTGGCATGCGCGTCGGCGAGGTGTGCGCGATGCGCCGCCGAGATGTTTTTAGGCGGCTTGGGTACCTCCATGTATGCGGCAAGATTGTCGAGCTTGACGGCGGCGGGCTTGATCGCGTGGATGTTACTAAAGGCCGAAAGAGCCGAAACGTTTCCATGACGGCGCGTGAGTTCGAGACTGTGTTTGGTTTCATCGCGTTGCAGGATGCGTTTTCCGATGCCTTCACGCCAAACTCGCCACTGGTGAGTTTCAACGGCTTCTTCATGCGCCCAACGACGGTCTCGAAGGCGTTCAGCCGTCTACGCAACAGTTTGGGTCTTCCCAAGGGCTGCACGTTCCACAGCTTGCGACATACGCACGCAACGTGGCTTTTGGCGAACGGCGCGAACCTTAAGGACATTGCCGAGCGCTTCGGCCACGCTAACGAATCGACCACGCTTCGGCTTTACGCGCACGCCATGCCGGGGCGCGACCAGAGGGCGGCAGAGGTGTTCGACAAGTTTACCGATAAGCTCAAGGGAGACGGTGCCAACGGTGTGCCAACGGCATAGTCGTGCCAGTTTTGCCAACGGCAACAAAAAGAAAGGTCAGACCGTAAAACCAGCGGTTTTGAAAACGACAACCGACGTATTTCAAGTAAGAATCAGGAGATAGTGAAAATGGTACCGATTTTGACCAAAGAACAAAGGCAAGAGAACCTTGCTAAAGGAATGCAGATAAGGCATCAGCGAGCTGAGTATCGCGAGCAGTTGAAGAAGGGCGCTTTGCCGCTTGAGAAGTTCTTTGAGCTTGCGGATGAAGGAGATCAGGCGGCATCGGGTATGCGTGTCAAGGCGATGATTACAGCTCTGCCTGGATATGCCGAGACCCGCGCCGAACAGCTCATGAAGAAGCTGCATATTGCGAGCAGTCGCAAAGTAAAGGGCTTGGGCAGGAACCAGCGGGTAAACCTGCTGTCTACGCTGGTGAGGTGGTAGGCATGCGCAAGCGAGATGATTACCGTGTTGCGGTTAAGAGCGTCACTCTGCTCATTACGATAGCAGTCTGCCTGCTCATTGTCGGCCTGTTGTTCCTGTCGTTTTGCGTAGTGGAAGTGCTCGTGTTGATCTTCACTGGCGGTGCGTTCTCGCTGGTGTTCCCTGCAATCGCTACCGCTGTTGCGGTGCTTGCAATCATGGCGCATGCCCTGGTGGCTGGTGGTGCCGAATGAGCGCCGAGAGCCTTAACACCTGCACGCTGAGCGGGAACATCGGCAACGATGCCGAGGTGAGGTACACGGCTGGCGGCATGGCGATCACGTCGTTCTCTCTGGCGGTCAACCATAGGCGCAAGCAGCAAGACGGCAGCTATGCGGACGAGACCAGCTGGGTCGATTGCACGATATTTGGCAAGCGCGGCGAATCGCTGCAAGCCAATGGCTACCTGCAAAAAGGCGCAAAGCTTGCCGTCGTAGGACACCTGCGCATGAGCACGTGGGAAGCAGACGGCCAACGCCGCCGCAAGCTAGAGGTCATCGTTGACAACGTTATCGGCATGACCAACTACAGGCAGCCGCAACAGCCGCAGGCTCAGCAGCCATACCAGGCTCAACCGCAGCAGGCATACGTGCCTGACGTTTACAACGAAGACATTCCGTTTTAAGGGGCAGATATGCAAGGACGAAAACTAAACGTGAAGCTGCTCGACGGCGCAGAGCTGCCGCGTTACGCACACGATGGAGATGCGGGCTTCGACTTGTGCATCACCGAGGATTGCAGGCTTGAGCCGAACGCCCGCGCAATCGTCGGTCTCGGATGCGCTTTCGAGATTCCGAGTTGGTGCGTTGGGCTGCTGTTCCCTCGCTCTGGTCTTTCGAGCCTTTACGGCGTCACGCTCAGCCACAGCGTCGGGGTCATCGACAGCGGCTTTCGCGGCGAGGTGTGCGCACCTCTCGTGAACCTCAGCTGCGACACGGTGTATCTGCCGAAGGGTTCGCGGGTATGCCAGATGGTCGTTGTGCCGTTTGTGCCGTGCGACCTGGTGGAAGTCGATAAGCTGAGCGGCACCGAGCGCGGCGAAGACGGCTTCGGCTCTACCGGTATTGAGTAGATGATGTGTCGTGGATGCCAAGGAATACTTTGAGGGCATACGCGACGAGGTGGCGAGCCTTGAGAAGTCAAGAGAAATGCTTGCACGTCTCAAGGCTCGTGAAGGGGCAAAGGCTCAGAGTTACACGGCTGGCGGTGGTGGCGGTTCGTGTGACCCTATGGATGCGATCAACGGGCGCATCGACTTTGAGCAACGCTTGAAGCAGCGCATCGTTGAAAGCAATGCCGTCGTTGATGAAGCCTGCGCCGTGCTGTATGGCAACGACAATCACGGCGGCTTGGCAAAACTCAAGGGCAACCGCTACGCAGATGCGGTATGTATGGGCTACTGCCAGGCGATGCCATGGGCTGACGTTGCTGTTGTTATGCAGTGTTCGCCCAAGTGGTGCCGCGAATTGTGCAACGCCGCGTTCAGGTATATCGATGCCGTTGGCGTGGCGTGGCTAAAGGAAAATTAAAAACAGTACTTCCCTTCACTTCCCGCTTTATGCTAAAGTTCGCTACGGTGGATTAGGTAAACGAAAGGGACACGGGCTTCGGCTCGCGTCCCTTTTTTGTTGGGAAGGTACGGCGATGGCTAAGGGCTTCTCATACCGCTTCTATCACTCGACCGACTGGGAACAGGCTCGCGAGCAGGCATTGCAACGCGATTGCTACCTTTGCCAGCATTGCTTGGCTCAAGGAGTAGAGACACCAGCGGTCATGGTTCACCATATCGTGGAGCTGACTCCAGCGAACGTCAACGATCCGAACATCAACACAAACCTCGACAACCTAGTGAGCCTGTGCGACCTGTGCCACAAGAAGGTGCACGGCTGGGTAAGGCAGGGCAGCACTAGGCAAGGCTTGGCGTTCGACGAGGACGGCAACTTGGTTTTGTTGAACGATGAACACACAGACTGAGCACAATTCGCAGCTCACAAAACAGAGACAACAAAACAGCAGGTCAGAGTGACGCAGCATCCCCCCGTTCGAAAACCAAGGCTACCAGCCTAGGGCACCAACGCCGGGAGATAGATTTATGCGCGCATAGGTTTTCAGAACGGGGGTGGTCTTGTGGCAAAGCGAAAAGTATGCGAAAGTACCGAGATTTCGCCGAAAGTCGCGAAGAGTCCCCCGAAGCGGAACGGGCAATCGGTGCAATCGCTCTATCAAAACGAGTTGAAACGCTTGCAGCGCTTGACTAAGGACGTCATTCCAGACGACAAGCGCACAGCCATTATGCCGCTCATGTCGAACATCGCGTTTCTGAAAGTGAAACTCGACCAAGCTCGCGTGGAGCTGATGGGCGAAAGCATCTTCACCGAGTACGACAACGGCGGCGGTCAATCGGGCTTGCGCGAGCATCCAGGCTTTTCCGCGTACAACAAGCTGTTCACAACGTTCTCGCGCGGTATCAAGCAGATCACCGATATGATGCCGAGCGGCAGCACTTCAGCCGATGCGCTCATGGACTACCTGAACGAGACGAGGTTCGGTGGCTAGGAAGAAGGCCGCTGGCTCGTGCGAAAAGGCGATACGCGAGTACTTCGGCGGCGTCCTCGAAGGCACGATAACCGCGTGCGCGAAGATGCAGCAGGTCGCGGCCATCGTCCTTCGAGACTTGGACAACGACGACCCGCTGTATCCATACCACTATCGCGAGGAATACGCGCAGAAACACGTGAGCTTCATCGAGCGCTTCTGCCGACTTCCATCTGGCAAGCTCGGCCAGCCGTTCGAGCTTGAGCTTTTTCAGCGAGCCATCCTATCCGTCGTTTTCGGCTTCGTGGACGTTGAGGGAAAACGGCAGTATCGCGAAGTGCTCTGGATTATGGGGCGCAAGAACGGCAAGACCGCGCTTGCTTCCGCCATAGAGCTTGACTTGCTTATCAACGACGATGATGGTGCGCCCGAGGTCTACAACGTCGCCACGGCTCACGACCAGGCGGCGAAGGGCTTCAACAACGCCTGGCGCATGGTTCTCACGTCGCCTGCTCTTGGGCGGCACGTTCGCAAGCGCGTGAGTGACCTCTACTGCGACCTCAACATGGGTTCAATCAAGGCGCTTTCCGCCAACACGAACCACCTCGACGGCCTTGACATCTCAGGTGCCATCGTCGACGAGCTCGCGGCAATGAAGAACCGTGATCTGTACGACCTAACCATTCAGGGCACGTCCGCCCGCCGCCAACCGCTGGTTCTGGAAATCACGACCAACGGTTTCGTTCGAAACGGCATCTTCGACGCCCAATACGAATACGCCACCAAATGGCTCGACGGTAAGGCGACAGGCGAGAAGGCTGAGCGCTTCATAGCGTTCATCTTCGAGCTTGATGAGCGCGATGAGTGGCAAGAGGAATCGGCGTGGATTAAGGCGAACCCTGGCCTTGGCACCATCAAAAGCCTTGAGGGCTTGCGCCAAAACGTCTCAAAGGCCAAAGATGACCCGACATTTCTTCCGACACTTCTGGTCAAGGACTTCAACCTCATCGAAAACCAAAGCCAAGCGTGGCTTACGTGGGCTGAGATTCATAACGATGACACTTTCGACCCGTCCGACGGGTCTTTTTCTTATGCGGTGCTCGGCGTTGACGCGTCAGACACCACCGACCTCACCGCCGCATGCTTGCTGATGATGCGCCCGAACGACGAGCGCATATATGCGATGCACATGGCGTGGATTCCGCTTCGCGCCTTGGAGCAGGCGGAAACGGAAGGACGGCGCGGCGGTCGCGACGGCGTGCCTTACGACGCGTGGATCGCGCGCGGGCTTCTGCGAACGTCTCCGACGCCAATCATCGACAAGCGGCTCGTGCTCGATTGGGTGGATGAGGTGCGCGAGAAATACGGCATCTATGCCGTCGCGTGCGGCTACGACCCGTGGCACATGCGCGACGTGCCGACGGTGGAAGCCTACGAAGGTTATTTCGGAGCCGATAACTTCAAGAAGGTCATCCAAGGCGCTCAAACGCTCTCGATGCCGATGAAGGAGCTACGCGCCCTGTACAAGGAGAACCGCGTAGTTGACAACAGCAACCCGATTGCCGAGTGGTGCCGCTCGAACGTCGCGGTGCGCAGCGACGCGAACGGAAACATCGCGCCCGACAAAAAGAACCAAGACCCGCGCAACCGCATCGACGCCTGGGCGGCGGAATGCGATGCATTCGTGGTCTTAAAAGACATGATGGACGATTTCAGAAGCATGATTGGAGGTTAAACGTGGCTAAACGAACGTCGATGTTCCGCTCAATGTTCGATGCCGTATTCCACAAGCCGATCATGCAGGCCGTGGACGGTTACTTCCAGACGTTCACGGCGTACGCGCCGCGCTTTACAACGTGGAGTGGCGGCATCTACGAAGCGGAGCTGACGCGAAGCATCATCGAGCGAAACGCCGACCATGCGAGCAAACTGAAACCCGAGGTTTCGGGAACCGCGCAGCGGTTGGCAACGCGCTCGCTCGAATGGCAGCCGAACCCGTGGATGACAACGCCGCAGTTCCTGCACCGAATCTCGACGATGCTGGACGTGTGCGACACGTGCCTTATCGTTCCCATTCTCGACGGGAGCACCGAGACCATCACGGGCTACTATCCTGTCCTTCCGGGGCAGTGCGAAGCCTACGACGTCAGCGGAACGCTGTGGCTCAAGCTGTCTTTCCCTGGCGGTGACGCCACCATGCTCGAATGGTCGCGCGTCGGCGTGTTGACGCGCCACCAATTCAGAAGCGATCTGTTCGGCGACGGGACGAACGTGCTCAATCCGACGCTAGAGCTGATGCACGCGCAGAACGAAGCTGAGAAGACGGCCATCGAGCAAGGTGCGGCCATTCGCTTCATAGGCAAGATGTCGCAGAACCGCAATCCCGAAGACTTGGAGAAGGCCCGGAAGGAATTCAACAAGCAACTCGGTTCGGCGAACGCTGGCGGTATAGCTGTCTATGACAACAAATACAACGATGTCAAGCAGATAACGCCGCAGAGCTACACGGTGGACGCCGCCCAGATGGAACGCATCGAGAAGGCTGCATATCGGTTCTTCGGCTCGTGTGAAGACATCGTTATGAACAAGGCCGACGAGGAAACATACAACTCGTTCTATGAGGGGCGCACAGAGGTTTTCGCGGTGCAGCTCGGATACGTGCTCACGTGCATGACCTTCACGCCGAACGAGATCGCGTACGGCAACAGCATCATGTTCAGCGCGAATCGCCTTGAGTTCGCGAGCAACGCGACGAAACTCAACGTCGTCACATCGCTCTACGACCGAGGAATCATGACGGGCAATCAGGGCGCTGACGTGTTCCAGCTTCCACATTACGAGGGCGGCGACCGCCACGTAATCCGCGGCGAGTACATTGACCTGGACTTGATAAGCGAGCACACATCCGAGCAAGCCGCCAAGGCGGCTGAGGTAAACGCAAACGTCGCGGCAATCGACGGTAAGAAGAAGGACGGTGACGACGATGCCAGCCAAGCCGAATGAGCGTCAATACAGAACAATGTCGATGGTACTGCGAAGCCTGCCCGATGGCGGCAAGCGCGAGAAGCGCATCGAATCTGACTACTACGTCGAGGGATACGCTTCGACGTTCAATGACCCATATGTCATTTGGCAAGACCTTTGGGATGGCACCGAGTACCGCGAGGTCATCAGCCCAGACGCATTCGTCGATACCGACATGAGCGACATCATCATGCAGTTCGACCATGTGGGCGACGTTTTGGCGCGCCAGTCGAACGGCACGCTCATCGTCGAGCCCGACGAGCACGGGCTTTTTATGGCCGCCGACCTCTCGAAATCAGAAGCCGCCCGAAACCGATTCGAGGAAATCGACAACGGCCTTGTTACACGCATGTCGTGGGCGTTCACCATCGGCGCGTCCGAGTATGACCGAGACACGCACACCACGACAATTACGCGCGTCAAGAAGATTTATGACGTGTCCGCAGTCAGCCTTCCTGCTGACCCGAACACCGAAATAAGTGCAAGAAACCTTCTCAACGGAGTGATTGAGGAGTCGTACGTGGAGCACGTGCGCCGCAAGAACGCGCTCGTAAAGGCGCGTGCAGTAATGGCAATCGCCACCAATTAGAAGGGAAACAAACATGAACCTTGAAGACCTGCTGAAAGAGCTCCAGGCGCTCATCGATAAGTATTCCGCCGATGACGCCGAGCCGACCGATGAGGACGCAGCTCGCATGGCCGAACTGACGAAGAGCATCAATGAGATTCGCGCGCAGCAGACTGCGACCGCGCAGACCCGCGCCGCGACCGTCGCAGCCGCCCGCGCAGCCATCGAGAACGGCACCGCCCGTCGCGTGGATGCCGTTCCGCTGGCGCGTTCCGCCAATGTCGTCGGTGCTGGCAACGCCTACGACGTGACCGACTACGACGCGGCGGCAACCCGCGCGTGGGTGAAGGATGTCGCCGAGCGTTCGGGCGTCCAGCTCGTTGGCGGTACTGCTCTCACCGACGTCGAACGCGCAGCCCAGAACCACCTTATCGAGCAGCGTGCCGAGTTCACGCACACCACAGGCAATACGGATGCAATCATCCCCGTTGAGATTCAGAGCCAGATCATTAGCCTTATCGATAATACGGCGGTATTGTATGGCGACATCCACCGCTCCAACCTGTCTGGCCAGTTCGAGATTTCCCGCCACGTCTCTATCACGAAAGGCGACGCAGCGAAGACCGACGAGGGCGCGGAACCGACCGATGTTGAGCAGAACGAGTACGACGTGATTACGCTCACTGGCGAAGAGATTAAGAAGACCGTCGAGATGTCCCGCAAGATGGCCGTCCAGTCCCTCAGCGGCTTCCAGCAGTACATCATCGACGAGGTTTCCGCCCGCCTTGCCGTGGCCTGCAACGCATTTTCCCATACGCGCCTTGCCGACACCACGCTCGGAATGGCTGATGCGAACAGGATCGAGACCGCAAAGGCAAACGCTATTGCCAAGTCCGACATCACCGGCATGCTTTCCAAACTCAAGACGTTTGGCAACCCCGCCGCTAAGGGCGTCATTATTTACGCCAACAACGACACGATTTGGAACTACATCGCTATGATCGAGGACGCCAACAACCGTTCCTATTTCGTGAACGAGAGCACCGATGACCCGACCGTTCAAGGTCGCATCTTCGGCAAGCTGGTCAAGTGCGACGATTCCATTGCCGACGGCGTTATCAAGGCGGGCTATCCTGACCTGTTCCACGGCAACCTGTTCGATGGCCCCGACGTAACGCCATACGTTGCGCCCCGCAGCCAGAAGCGCTGCTTCGATGGCTACGTGCTCTTCGATGGCGCGCTCGTGGTACCGCAGGCGTTCGCCCAGCTGACCATCAAGACCGCCTAAGAAGGCGGTACGCCATGGCCGACAAAGCTAAGAGCAAGCTGCTCGACGCATGCCGCGCCGCCCTGCGCATTCCCGCTTTCTGCAACGACTTCGATGAAGAGATTGCAGACGTCATCGACGCCGCCCGCGCCGAGCTGGTAGCGGGCGGCGTCCTTCCCGAGAAGGCCAACGACGACTCCGATGGCCGCATTCGCCTTGCCATCAAGGTATACGTCAAGGCCAATTTCGGCATGGACAACTCAGATGCAGACCGTTTCACGAAGTCGTTCGAATGCATGCTCACCTCCATGAGCGGCGATTCGGCGTACAACGGCGGTGATGCGGCATGAGCGGGTGGGCTGGGGTTTGCACGTTGATTGCGACCGTTTCCGAGCGCGACGAGCTGGGGGTTTCGCACAAAAAGGAGCGTTGCCGCCGCGTGCCGTGCAATGTCTACGGCATCAGCCAGACGGCGTATTACACCGCCGCGCAAGCTGGCGTTAAACCGCAGGCGGTCATCACGGTACGCGCGTGCGCTTATAGCGGCGAAAAACTCTGCGAGTTCGGGGGAGTCCGCTACGCCGTCGATTCTGCGGTTGTGGCGAACGTCGATAACGTGCGCCTTACCCTGGTCGAGAAAGTAGGCAACCGGTGAGCGGTATAAAGATTGACCAGCTGGAAGCGATCATCGTCAACAGCATCGAAGAGGTTATCGAGGACAACGAAGAGGTATTGCAAGGCAACGTCAAAGCCGCTGGCAGCAAGGCAGTTCGCCTGCTGAAAGAGCGAAGCCGGAAGAAGAAGCGACACGGCGGAAGCTACGCAAAGGGGTGGTCTTCCGATGTGAAGACCGAAGCGACCGGCACGACCTGCGTTGTCCATAACAGGCAATACCAACTTACGCATCTGCTCGAAAACGGCCACGCTATCAAAAACCAGCACGGCGACTACCCCGGCAAGGTCGAGGGCGATCACGTCATCGAAGGAGTTTACAAGGATGTTGCCGCCGAGTTCTCCAAGGGGGCGCAATGAACAGCCTTAAAGACCTCGCGAAGATGCTTGACGCGTTCGGCCTTCCGTGGGCTAACGGCGGCTTCCGTGATGGCGGTTTTCCCGCTCCGCCGTATATCGACATCGAAGCCGGTTACGGCGAGAGCATGTGCGCGGACAACGCCGCTTGGTGCCGATGGATGCCGTACGATGTGGCGCTTTACGTGCGAGAGCGCGATTACGAGCTTGAGAAGCGATTCGAAGCGGCGCTCGATGCCGCAGGGTTCAATTACAGCAAAAAGGTAACGCCGCTTGACGGTGACGATCTTATCGAAACGGCTTACGAAATCGACGTTACCGAATAAAGAAAGGAGACCAGCTATATGAAGTCAAGGGCTAAACCGTAGGTTTTCGAGAACAGCAAATTATCCGAACGTTGCATCTTGAGAACCGAATATCGAATGCTTTCGGGCATGGCGAAGCGGGCGGCGAGGCCGCCTGCGAAGAATCCGGCATGGACCGCCCTATTCCCTCCCCGGGTCGTACGGGACCTGGTCGCCCCTCATCCAGCTAATTCGCGGCCTTTCCCGAACGGGGCAGGATGCCACTCTCCTTTGCGAGGTCGCATCCGGCGCCTCAGCCCACATGTCGGCATCCCTGCCCGCCAGAGTCTGCATTGCACCTGAAAGCATTCGATATTCGGCTCCCAAATGCAACAACTAAAAGATAGGAGCCGACATGGCACGAAATGGTTTCTTCGGCGTTAAGAACGTGCACGTTGCGCGTTTTACCGACGAGGATACGTTCGAGTACGAGAAGCCCGTTCACATCCCGGGCGTGGTCGAATTTAAGATGGAGCCTTCAATCGAGCAGGCTACGAGCTACGGCGATAACGAACCTTGGCTCGATAAGTATCAGGACAACGGCGGCTCTATCACGTGGTCGCTCTACGACATCGAGAGCACGCCGGAGCTTCGCGAGCTTCTGGCCGACATCAACGGATTCGATATCGACGCGAAAGGCCGCGTGCTTGCAACATCCGGCAAGACCCCTAAGCCGTTCGCCTTCATGTGCGAGCAGCCCGGCCACGCCGTCGGAAAGCGCCGCTGCATCTACAAGTGCACGAGCAAGCCAGCTTCCGTCGATGCGAAGACGCTTGAGGACAAGCCCGACATCACGCAGATCGATTACGATCTTACGTTCCGCCCCGTCACGCTTCCGACCGGCTGGCGCGGATGCTACATCGACACGTATAGCGACCTCGCGGATTACGATAAGTTCTTCGAGCAGGTTGATACCGCCGTCAAGCCTAAGACCGAGGCCGCGTAATGGACGGCGGAATCATCGAGGTTGGTGGAGTTAAGTATCCCGTTGCTTGTAATGCGTTCACCCCTATCGCATACTCGCGCGAGTTTTACGTTGAGCGCAAGGACGGGAGCCGCCGACCGAAGGACATCAACGAAGCCGTTTCGATGGTGATTGAGGTTTCTGCAACGTCGAACATGCCGCCCATCGTGCCGCTGCTCGAAATCTTCTATGCCTGCGCGAAGACGTACAATGCCACGGCGAAGGACAAGACAGACCTTGGAAAGTCATTCGAAGATTGGGTTTGCAGCTTCCCGCAATCGGAATTCGACCTTGAGCGCGAAGGCGGTTGGTCATTCGACGTGATGCAGATCATCAAGGACAACTTTTTTCCGAATGCAAAAGCGGACATGGAAGCCGCGACCGCCGAAGCATCCGATGCCGCCGCTTCCGCCGGAGCTGGAAAGTAGCTGCGACGCGCTTTATATCTACTCTTGCCAGCAGGCGGGATTGAGCGTCCAGGACCTGCACACGCTGTCTTATGCGCAGGTACAAAACCTTATCGAGGTATACAACTTCGTAAACGATGCCGTGGCGTATGCCGAGGATGACGAGCAGGCGCGGCAAGGCGAAGCGGCCTTCTGGGCTGGACTGTGAGCGTAAAGCGCCAGCGCACCTACGCGGTGCGCTGCTCTGTGCGCTCATTTCTTTCATTGACAATCGAAAAGAGGTGAAACCGTGGCTGTCACGTACAAAGGGCTGACAATCAAGTTCGGCGGCGATACGACCGAGTTGCAGGGCGCGTTGAAGAGCGTGCAGAGCACGGCGAAGGACACGCAGGGCGCGTTGAAGGACATCAACCGCGCCTTGAAATTCGACCCCGGCAACACCGATTTGCTAGTTGAGAAGGAAAAGCTTCTCAACCGCGCCTATGGCGAGACGAAAACGAAGCTCGACGCTTACAAGGCCGCGTTGGCAACGCTCGACGAGAAGAAGCGCAGCGGCGCGGCGCTCACCGAGCGCGAGGAAGCGCAGTATTCGAGCCTTAAGGCTCAAATCGCAATCTGCGAAAACCAGCTTGAGAGTTATTCCGACGATCTCAAAAGCGTCGGTCGCGAAGCCCAGGCATCGAAGAGCAACCTTTATCAGTTCGGCCAGACAATCCAAGACAACAGCGACAAGCTGGAAAAGGCGGGCAAGGGTCTTGAGACTGCCGGTAAGACTATCACGGGCACCGTCACCGGCGCTGCTACCGCGCTTGTCGGGCTTGCCAGTAGCCAGGAAGAGCAGATCGAGCAGACGCACCAGCTGGACGCTGCGTGGAAGGATGCTGGCGGAACGTCCGAGCAGGCGCGAAGCTCTTATACCCTGTTTTACAAGCTGCTTGGCGAAGAGGACACCGCGACCGAAGCGGCGCAGAACTTGTCGCGTCTGACCACCAACCAGCAGGAGCTTGACAAGTGGAACAACATCGCCGCAGGCTCGTTTTCCAAATTCGGCGATGCCCTACCGCTCGAAAACCTCGTCGAAGCTTCGCAGGAGACGGCGCACACCGGCACCGTCACCGGAGGTCTTGCCGATGCCCTCAACTGGGCAACGGCAAGCAACGAGCAGTGGAGCGCAGCGCTTTCAGGCAACCAGGCGGCGCAGCAGGCTTTCAACGACCAGATAGACCAGGGCGCGACCAAAGAGGACGCTTTCAACGCGGCGCTTGCCGCCTGCGGTGACGAGCAAGAGCGTTCTTCGCTGATCACGCAGACGCTCGATGGCCTTTACGGCAACATCGGCGAGACGTACCAGGAAACCAATAAAACGATGCTCGACGCGCGCGAAGCGCAAGCCGAGCTTAACCAGAAGATGGCCGAAGCCGGAGAAGCGGCGATGCCGTTCAAGGAAAAGGCGCTTGAGCTTGGAACGACCTTGCTTGAGAAGGTAACGCCAGCGCTTGAGGGCGTTTCGGACTGGTACAAGTCCCTAACGCCTGAGCAGCAGGACATGGCCACCAACGTTGCTTTGGGGACGGTCGCGTTCGGCGGTCTTACAACCGGCATCGGCAAGACGCTCCAAAAAGGCGTTGAGATCGGCCAGACGTTCAAGGACGTTGCGGGCGGCTTCGCTTCCCTCGCGGGCAAGTTCGGCGAAGGCGGCGGCGCTATAAGCACGGCGGCAACGGGCTTCGGCGGCATCGCCGAGAAGGCGGGCGGCTTGGCATCGACCCTTGGCGGCAAGCTCTCTACCGGCTGGACTTCGTTCACCGGCTTGATTGCGGCAAACCCCATCTTGCTTGGCGTTGCCGCCGTCGCGGCTGCTGTCGCTGGCCTTACGTGGTTTTTCACGCAAACAGAGACGGGCAAGCAGCTTTGGGCTGGCTTCACTGGATGGATTTCCGAAAAGTGGCAAGGCGTGCAGGATTTCTTCGCAGGCGTGCCGGAATTCTGGTCTGGGATTTGGGACGGCATAACAGGCAAGGCAGAAGAGGTCAAAAACAGCCTTGGCGAGAAATTCGAGGGCATAAGACAAGGCGCGTCCGATGCTTGGGAAGGCTTGAGGTCTAACGCGTCCGATGCTTGGGAAAACCTGAAATCCGCAGCATCGGAAAAATTCGGCGCTATCAAGGATTCGATTCAAACGGACATGAACACCGGGCAAATCGTCGGCTCTGCCGCTTCAAACGCCTTGAAAGCGGCCATGAACGGGGATTGGGACGCGGCGAAGTCGCAAGCCGGTAGCGCCTTCCAGGCAATACAAGGCAACATCCAAACGAAGATGAACAACGCCAAGGACAACGCCATAAACGCCGGTAACTCCATCGGCGAGAAGCTGGGCTTTCCTGGACTTGGAAGCAAGGTCGCTGGCGTTTTTTCGGGCATCAAGAGCAATATTACTTCGCCGATCAGCGAAGCATGGAACTTCATCAGCGGCATCCCTTGGAAGATTCAGAACGCTTTCAGCGGAATTCGCATCAGCCTGCCGCACATCAACATGCCGCATTTCAACGTCAGCTGGCGCGACATCGGCGGCGTTGTAAAGCTGCCGTCAATCAGCGTCAACTGGTATGCAAAGGGCGCATCCTTCGACAAGCCTTCGATTATCGGCGTTGGCGAAGCTGGACTGGAACACGTAGCGCCCGATGCAAAGCTGCGTTCCAGCGTCAAAGAGAGCGTCGAAGCTGGCATTGCCCGCGTGCTAGACCGCCTGGGCGGCGGCTTCGGCGGCGACGCTCAGGTCAACGTGACCGTCAACGCTACGGTCGCAAACGGCGTTGACGCGTACACGACCGGACAGCAGATCGGCGCTGGCATTGCCAGCAAGCTAAAGCAAAAGGGGGTGCCCGTTGGAGCTTAAGCGGAAGCGAAACCAAAGCGATAGCATCATCTTCAACGGGCACGACCTGTCGAAGCTCGTCTACTGCAAGGTGCGCCGCCCCATCATGGCGAGCGTATCGGCGAGCTTCGAGGACGCGCCCGGACGGCACGGCGAATACTTCAAGAACGCACGCCGTTCCGGCTACGACTTGCAGGTTGATATGTGGCTTCGCACCGAGCACCGGCGCGAGGTCGCTAAGGCGCGGCACGATTTGGCGGCGCTGCTCTGGTCTGACGAGCCGGCGCCGCTTTATTTGCCTGATGACCCTACGCGCTATTTGATGGCGATTGTTAGCGGCGCAACCGACCTTGACGAGATTACCGACGATTGCCCTTCCGCGACCGTTACGTTCCACATTGGCGATCCAGACTATTACGGCCAGCATCGCCGAATGGATATGAGCGACACGGCATCGTTCGCCGTCGGCGGCACGCTGCCTGCCGCTCTTACCGTGACGGCGAAGCCCGGAGCTTGCAGCTTTTGGCGCATTACTAATACCGATACGGCGGAGTTCGTCGAGGTGGTGCAGCCGTTGACGGCTTCGAGCGTCGTTCGCATGGACTTCGACAAGGAGCACGTGACCGTTAACGGCTCTGTTGCTCAACTCAACATCATGAGCGACTTTTTCACAGTCAAAGACCGTGCGCACATCAAGATTTCTAGCGGCTCTGCGGTGCTGGAATGGGAGGAAAGATGGCTTTAATAAACAAGGTTAACTTCACCCGTTTCAGCCGATTCGGCGTGAATCTCGGGCGGCTCACCTACACAGCCGCCACCCATGAGGAAGCAACCGACGGAACCGACGAGCTTAAGATCACGTGCGACGAGGATTTGACCAAGGGCGAGCGCCTTGTTTGGCTTGACCGACAAGGCGTTGCGCATGAGCATATCGTTGACGAAATCGAGCGCCTGCACGATGCCGACGGCAAGCCTTATACAAGCGTCACGTGCATCAATTCCATCAATGAGACGTGGGATGATTACATCGAGGACAAGCGACCTTCCGGCAGCGCTGCCGTGGCGCTTGCTTCAATCCTCGCTGGCACACGTTGGGAAGTTGGCAACTGCGACCAGCCCGGCGGCGCTTCGCACACCTTCTACCACATCAGCGTTCGCGAAGGCTTGAGCGATTTGCTCAAAACCTGGGGCGGCGAACTTGAAACCGTCATCGAGACGGACGGCGTGCAGGTCACGCACCGATATGTGCGCGTGGTCGCGACGCGCGGAAACCAGCAAAGCCCTAAGCGCTTCACCTGGACGAAAGACCTTATCAGCATCAAGCGAAAGACGGGTAGCGCCAACCCTAAGACGCGCGTTTACGGCTACGGCAAGGGCGTTGAGACGGATGGCGGCGGCTATGGCCGACGCTTGACGTTCGGCGATATAAACGGCGGCAAGGATTACGTTGAGGATGCGTCCGCAACCGAGGTTTGGGGGCATCCCGACGGCAGCGGCGGCATCGCTCCCGCTGTGGACGTTTACATTAACGAGCAGTGCGAGGATGCGGCGCAGCTTTTGGCCGAAACGCGCGATTACCTCGAAACCGTTAAAGCGCCTACCGTGTCATACGAAGCGAGCGTGCTTGACCTGTTCGCGTTCGGGCGAGATTGGGAGGGCGTGGCCGTCGGAGATTGCGTGGCGATCATCGACAAGGGCTTTTCCGATGCCGGAATCAGGCTTAAGGGCCGCGTCTCGAAGCTGTCCCGCGACCTGGTGACCGGCGATGCATCGGTGACGTTCGGCAATCTCACCGATGACCTGGCAGACATCTTCCAGGCGATGACGCAGCAGCTAAAGAGCGGCAGCAACCAGCGTGCGAACTATGACGCGGCAGCAGGAACGTCCGTTTCGTGGCTCAGCCAGCTCATGGCCGCGCTAAACAAGGCGTTTAACGCAGTTGGCACGTACAAAGTCGAGACGTTCGAGCTTGGCGTTATCTACTCAAACGTGCCGCTTGATGCCGAAACGGCCGTGCCGCTCAAGGCAACGTCCGGCATGTGGGCGGTCAACATCAACGGCATGGGCATCCGCCTTGCCGCATCGCTTGCAAGCGACGGTCAATGGAATTGGCGCACGTTCATCACCGGCGCTCAGGTGAGCGCCGATTGCATCAACGCCGGAACGATGCTGGCAGACCGCATCCGCGCGGGCTTGCTCACCGACGAGGTAGGCGCGAACTATTGGGATTTGGAGACGGGAGAATTCCGGCTATCGCCCGACGCGAAGTACGGTGATGGCGGCTGGACTGTCGATGGCGTTATCGAAGACCTGCACAGCGGGATAACGCAGAACAACAAGGACATCGAGAATCTGGGGAAAGACTTCCAGACAAGAAATAAGGAAATCGACAAAACGATAAGCAGCCTTGACAAGACGGTTGACGGCATCGCCAAAGACGGCATCGTTACGAAAGCCGAGAAGGCAGCCGTAACGAAGGTTATGCAGTCGATTGCGCAAGACCGCGCCTGGGCTATCCAGGATTTAACGACGCTGAAGAAAAGCAGCGACGCGCTAGCCGGAACGGGGAACATGCCTATATCGGCAACGCCGTACAATCGATTGACGAATGCGTTCTCGCAAGCCTACGGCTCGACCGATGAAGCGACGATCACTGAAAGCTGCGCATATGGCAAGCTAAAGTCAGCAATCGATGCGATAGCCGAATGCACGACAGCCGAAGCGCTAAGCGGAGCCGTCGAAACGTACAAAGCGGCCTATTCAGCGTTTTCGACTAAGGTAAACGCCTATCTCAAGGTTTCGCAGGAATGCCATTCTCTCGTCGAACAATACAACGCAGCGCAGGCAACAGACGCGCTCTTGACGCAAACCGAGGTGTTCAACCGACTTACGAGCAATGGTGCCACGAAGGGCATCTACATGACAAACGGGCAGCTGTACATCAATGCCACGTACCTAAAAAGCGGCATCATCAGCGACGGCCAGAACAAGAACTTTTGGTCGCTGACGAGCGGCTATTTTCAGACCAAGTACGGGAGCATCGGCGGGCTTGCCATCGGCGATACGAAGATATACAGCGGCAAGCTAACGCTTAACTCGAACACGTATGGCCTTTACATCGGCAGAGACGGTTTCAGCGTCGGCAGCGGCTCTTGCTATACGGCTCTATCCGACGGATATCTATACGGCGGCAGCGCAGAAGACATTACGGGCTATGTTGGATTCAACAACACCAACACTGCAACAAAGGTGAAGGGAACCCGCCTTGCTGGAAAAGGCTGCATCTGCCTTATGACCGATGACTGGATCGGTGTTTGCGGATACAAGCCGTCCACTGATGACATTACATGCACGACAGGTACGACCGGGAGCATCACGCTTGTTGGCAACCTAAGAAGCAGCTGGACGAACCTGCAACTCACGGGAACTTATAACGTAAGCAGAATTTGCCAAAACCTATCTATGAACTGGACGAATTACACGCTGACGTTTGACCATGGGCTTATGGTCACGTCTCTTTAAGGGGGTGTATCAGTGGTAACTTACCGCGTCGAGAAGGACGGGATCACGTTCTACGTCCAGCCTGAAATGCTCGATTACTACGCGAGCAACGGATACAAGATTTACAAGACTATAGAAAAACAGGTTGCGGACATTGCCGTTGAGATTGCGGCAATCGACGAGCCAAAGCCGGTAATTAAGGAGGTAACGGTAAATGGATAGCGGGGTTAATGCGTTCGCTTCATCGTTGGGAGCTTCTATTACCGAGACAGAGCAAAGCATCGACGTTAAAGACATTTTGCCCAACGAGTACACGAACGAGCAGATGCATCAGATGCTTTTGTCACTCGAACCGCTGCTTGAGCGACGCGATATCGTAGGCTATGCCGCCGCCCGCAACGTGCGTGTACTCCAATCCGAAGCCATGGAGTACCTAAAGCGCCGCGACGAGCTTATCGAGAAATACGGCGAGCCTGAGTTTTCCGAAAACGGCATGCCCACCGGCAGACAGCAGCTTCAAATTGGCTCCGATGCCTATAAGAGCTTCATGGACGATTTGGCGCTCTACTCGAACATCAAGCACCGTCCGTTGCTGTTCAAAATCCCATATGATGAAGCGATAGGGAAAATGAGCGGCACGGAGATCTTGGCGTGCGAATGGATGCTCGTTGACGGCGGCGATGCCTAATGAACGTGCAAACAATCGAGCTTGACGTGAACAAGCGCGGATGCGGGAACAATTGCATCCGCATCGCGCAGGGAGAGAGCGGCGGCACCACCATCAAGGCGCTCGTCTACGATAATGGTACCGAGTTCGCGCTTGCGGGCTATACTGCCTACCTTGTGGCGCGACTGCCTGACCGCATCCACTACTACAAGGGAACAGCAACCGTTTCAGGAAACACGGTCACACACGTATGCGAGGAAAGCAAGCTCGCGTGCGTTCCAGGCTACACCGACGAAGCCTATTTCGAATTCACCAAAGGTTCGCAAACGGTGCAGACCGAACGCTTCGCGTTGGACATCATGCGCGACGCCCGCGAGGGCAACGTGCCCGCGCAATCTTGGAACAACGCCGTCGAAGCGTTAGAGCAACGCGCAGAAGCAGCCGTTTCGAAGGGCGAGAAGGCCGCGACCGACGCGACTGCCGCAGTCAACAACGCCAACGCCGCCGTGAACATCTGCAAGAGCGCCACCGCAGCCGCCAACACGGCAACCAGCAAGGCCAACGCGGCGACTAAAAGCGCGAACGACGCCACCGCAGCCGCCAACACCGCCAAATCGAATGCCGATGCGGCAACCGATGCCGCGAAGACGGCTACCAACGCCGCAAACGCATCGAAGGACAGCGCCGACGAAGCGGCGGCAGATGCGCGCAAGGCCGCCGAGGAAGCTCGCGGCTCAATCAGCCCCGACAAGCGCATCTATCTTGCCTACGACACCGTGGGCGATACCGAGTACATCACACTAGTGGACACGGAGGATTAGGCATGGCGAAGACGCATATTGCGGATCACGAGACACTTGAGCGCGTGGCAATCGCGCTCGAATCCATGGGGGCTTCGACAGTCCCCATTTTTAATGATGAAACTGGACGCTATACGAACGCGAGCATCGCCGCATGGCTCGCAAAGATGCGCGATGGAAAGAATTATGGCGTCAGCATTCCGAAAGGCAGCTCTACCGCCTGCACGAAGACAGGCGCGAACGCTGGCATCGCCAACCCGAAGCCTGGCGTCATCGGTCGCGCGGCGGTAGACCCGTACGTCGGCCACGGCGCGTTTCTCTTCTTCGAGGTGAACGGCGGCGTGGATGCCGACGGCATGCCCTATGTCACGGCGATCGACGGCGATGGCCGTTTTAGCCGAAAGGATGACACATGGATTCTGACGCCCGTTCTCTACACGCTTGAGACCGAGACCGATGATGCAGTGAACCTCACCGTCTCGGATACGCGCCAGCCTGGCATGAAGCGCCAGCCCGCCGCGCTGCTTCCCAACGGGGCGCAGCGTCCCTACATGCTTTATGCGAAATACGCCCTCTCGGTCGATGCCGACGGCAAGCCGCGCAGCGTGAGCGGCGCACCCGTGAAAACGCGCAGCGTGAGCCACGACGGCGGTGTTTCGCTCATGAAGACGGCCACCACAGGCGACGCGCTCAAGGTCGCCGCCGATGGCTGGTACGTGAAGGCGATGTTCTTGCTCAAGTACGCTACCAAAAATAGTCAGAGCATCTTCACTGGATGCACGGCCTACGATGTGACCACCGCGCCAACCGTTGCCGAGAGTAATACTACGCGCGTGGTCATCGCGAAGGACAAGGCCGACCAGATCATAGTTGGCTCTGCGATGATGCTCGGCACGCACACGGGGGACAGCACCGACCGTGGCTATAGCTATAACTGCGACATCTTCGACGGCGCTAAGGTCATCAGGAAGGTCGCCGTCGATGCTTCGAACGTCGCGATTTACTTCGATGTCGCGACGCTGTTCAATACCGCTACTACCTACCAGCTTGCGACTTCGCCGTGGAACACCGGCGCGTGCGACATGGTTGAGGGGGACGGCTCGCCGACGAGCTGCGCCGACTCCAAGCAGCCGTTCGTCATCCAGGGCGTCGAGCTTGGCTTGGGCATGTACGAGGTTCTTGGAAATGTGCTCATCCAATACACGGGCAGCGGCACTGTCGTGTGGGTCAATCCCGACACCAAGAACGAGAAGTCTGGCGGCATGCCAGATTCGGCGCTAAACGCTGGCGCGTTCCCTGGCCCCGCTGGCGAAGGCTGGAACTACGGCCTTTACCCGAAGACCTTCCACGGCTTGATGATGCAGCAGGGAACGGGCGCGTCAACGTCCGTCGGCATCTGCGACGGCAACTATAAGGTCGCGGACACCACCGTCGGATGGCGAGAGTGGCTTTCTCTCGGCAACTTGGGGAACTGGGGCAATGCTGGCCTTTGGTTCGTCAACGGCAACGGCGGCACCGGCTACGCCTGGTGGAGCCTCGGCTCGCGCCGCTCTGCAAATGGTCGCTCGCGGGGTGAAGCGGCGTAAGCCGCGAGGGGGCGCAAGCCCCCTTCTGTAGGCAAAACAGGGATTCGCGGCGCGCGGGCTGTCATGTTCTCTTGGCTTTCTCTCGGCAACTTGAGGAACAGGGGCAATGCTGGCCTTTGGTACGTCAACGGCAACAACGGCACCGGCAACACCAGGTGGAACATCGGCTCGCGCCTATCTGGAAAAACTAACAACCAGCTGAACACTTCCGCCGCGACTACCCGCCGTGCTGGCAACGAGCGGGCATTTGCCTGGGTCAACTGACTGAAATGGCTTTAAGACCACTGGGACAGTAGCCGTGTCGGCGACCTCTCAGACAGCATCCAGAGAGAACGGTCTGAACAATTGAAGAGTTATTGCAAAGGGCTCCGCATCGACGGAGCCATTATTAGTAGAGCCTACGAATCGTGGCTCGTCGCGCCCGCTGGCAAGAAGAACGCCTGGCGCGTGCCCGACGAGCACGGCAGCGCTGAGTCTCTAATTGCAGAAATCGAGAGCGAGATCGCATCGCGCACGCTCGCGCTTCGGCCCATCAAGCGCTACAGGCACCGCGAGCCGACAAACGGCAAGCTGCGCATCATCGGTGTCGAAAGCGTCAAGCAGCAGATTTGCGACTATGTGGCTATCGAAGCGCTAAGCGGGCTGCTGCGCTCTAAAGTCGGCTTTTGGCAGGTTTCAAGCGTGAAGGGAAAAGGCCAGCTGATGGCTGCGAACGCCGTGAGTCGCTGGGTTCAAGAGGGCGGTTGCTTCGTCCATCTCGACGTTCGCAAGTGCTACCCGTCCATCAAGGCCGATGTGGTCATGCGCATCCTTCGCCGCTACGTACGAAGCCCCGACGTGCTGTACCTGTGCGAAACGCTGTTCGCAACCTACGGCGGCGGGCTTGAGATCGGCAGCTATTTCAGTTTGAGAATGGCGCAGCTGGTTCTCTCATTCGGCTACCACGCCGTGGAAAACATGCACAAGGTTCGACGCGGCTGCAACGTCCCGATGGTGGCACATCAGCTCTGGTACGCCGATGACATTTATCTATTCAGCCAAGACAAACGAAACCTGCGAAGCGCGGCGCGGCAACTGCAAAGGCTGCTGCTCAAGGATTTCGGCCTGCACGTCAAGCCATGGAAGGTCTGCCGCGTATCGGACGATGAGCCCGTTGATGTTGTTGGCTTCACGGTGCGCCGCAATCGCGTGACCTTGCGGCCAACGTTGTTCCTGCGAGCCCGCCGCGCGTTCCGCAAGTACAGGCGCGCCCCGACGCTCGGGCGAGCGCGGCGTGTGGCGAGCTATTACGGCTGGTTCAAGAACACCGATTCATTCGGATTGGTTATGAACAACGGATTCGACAAGACATTCAAGCAAGCAAAGCGGCACGTGAGCGCCGTGGAAAGGAAGAGACATGAGCTATCAGACGGTATCGGCAACGCCGCTTGCGGCTGTGCTGATTGAAGCCCGCGCGGACGGCGCGCGCGCCGACGTTTGGCTTCGCAAGAACATCGAGAAGGACGTTGCAGATAACGGCCCCGATGCTGAGAAGTCAATCGAGTTTTATAAGGCCGACGAGCTTCATTTCGTCCAAGTCGGCGTGCCGACCGTTGATGAGGTGATGGCGGCGTTCGACGAGCTGTGGGAAGCGCACGAGGATGACGGGCTTACCGACGCCGAGCGAATCGACGCGCTCATGGCGCAGCTCAAGGCAACCAACGCCGCGCTCGATGACACGAACGCCGCGTTGCTCGAAATCGGCGATTTGGTAGGCGGTGAGTAACGGTGGCAAAGATCTACTACGAAGCCGTGAAGAGCGGCAGACGAGCGCTTGAGAGCGTTCCGAAACGGTGGCGCGACGCAGTGGCGGCGATGCTCGAAGCAGACAAGAAAGACGACCAGGAAGGTTAAAGATTATGGACTTTACTGCAATCTACACGTTCACCGACCAGCAGATTTGGGCAATCGCTGGCGCGTTCCTGTTGATGCTGTTCGACATGATTAGCGGCATCATTTCCGCCATCATGAACCGTCAGTTCAAGAGCTCCACGATGCGCACTGGGCTTGGGCACAAGGCCGTGTTGGCGCTTATCATCCTGCTCGCGATGTGCATCGAGATTCTGAGCGTTCACGTCGCTGGCCTTGGCTTCGGCGGCGTGACGGTGTACGTCGTATGCGTGGCGATCATCGTAATGGAGGTCGCCAGCATCCTCGAAAACCTTTGCAAGGCTTACCCCGATATCGCGAGCCTTCCAATCATGAAGATTTTCGAGCACGCCGATGCCGAGGTGGCTACCGCGAAGGTGATTGCCGATGAAGCATCTAAGCGCGGCTAGGCTGAAACTCGCAATCGCTTTGCTGCTCGGTATTGCCATCGGCTTCGCGGCGTGGTTCGGTGTGACGCTCGATCACGTGCAGGCCGACGGCGCGCTCACCGCTAAGAGCTATGAGCGCGGCTACAGCGGCGGCGTGCAAGACGCACAACCCATCATCGACAAACAGGCAAGCACACAGAAGAGCGGCTATATGCCGCTCTTCTTGCAGAAAGACCCCCAATGGGCTTCTTGCGCCTACAGCGACGAAACCATTGGCACGTACGGCTGTGGGCTCACGTGCGCCGCTATGGCCCTGAGCTACGAGAACGGCGTCATCGTCACACCAGACTTGCTTTCGAGCCTTGTTGGCGAAGCGTGCCTTACCGACCGTGTGAACGACATGGCAAAGTTCACACAGCTGCTCCATGACCGCTATGGCTTCGACCGCGTTGACACGTTTTGGGACACCGACACGGCGCTCGGATACGTCGATGACGGTTGGATCGTCTTCGCTGGCGTGGGCGGAACGCTTGGCGAACGCAACTACGGGAGTCACGTCGTGATGCTGTGGCGCAGAAACGATGACGGCACCTACGCGATGCGAGACCCCGACGATGGGGTGAATTCAATCAAGACATGGACGAGGGAAGAGCTTAAAGCCGTCGGCTTCGGCTCTTTCAACGCTTTGAGAGGTGATAAACGATGACTATGAAGGGCATCGACATTTCAGACTATCAGCGCGGGCTTGACCTCGGCGCAATCGACTACGATTTCGTTTTCTGCAAGGCCACAGAAGGCACGAACATCATCAACGACACGTGCGACCCGTTTATCCAGAAGGCAATCGGGATGGGCAAGCTCTGGGGGTTCTACCATTTCATGGGAAAGGCCGACCCCATTGCACAGGCGGACTTCTTCTATGAGAACTGCAAGAACTATTTCGGTCGCGGCGTGCCGATGCTCGATTACGAAGATTATGGCCGCATTGGCACAGATAAGGCAAAGCAGTTCCTCGACCGAATCTATGAGCTTACCGGTGTGCGCTGCATAGTGTATATAAGCCGAAGCGTATGCACAGAGGAAGACTGGCGCGAGATTGCGCCGAATCACGGACTTTGGGTGTCGCAGTATGCCAATAACAACGTTACCGGCTACCAGGATTCTCCGTGGCTTCCTTCTGGCGGCTTCGGCGCGTGGGAGACATGCGTCCTGCATCAATACACGTCTCATGGACGCATCGACGGTTACGGCGGCAACCTCGATCTTGACATTGCATACATGGATGCCGATGCTTGGGCGCGATACGCCAAGCCCAGTACGTGCAACGCGCAGTATGCAGCATCCAATACGCCAAGCGGCAGCGCCGCCGACATTGCGGCTGATGTGATGCGCGGGAAGTACGGCAATGGCAACGAGCGCAAGGCCAAGCTTGGCGCTCGATTCGACGATGTTCAGAATCTTATCAACCGCGCCGCGACCGCAAGCGCTGACGACCTCGCGAGCGACGTTCTTAACGGGGTTTTCGGCAACGGCGATACTCGCCGCGCAATCCTCGCAGACCGTTATGACGATGTTCAGGCTCGCGTGAACGAGCGCGCCAATAGCGTTGACATTGACGCTCTTGCACGCGCCGTGATTCGCGGTGAGTACGGTGATGGCGACGCTCGCCGTTCCGCCCTGGGAAGCAACTATGATGCCGTTCAGAAGCGCGTGAACGAGCTTCTGGCATGAAGGACGAAGCTAGCTGGGGCATCGGCGTTGCGGCTGGCGTGCTAGTCACGCTATGCCTTCTACCGTTCGTGCCTATCTTTTGGGCAGTATCGAAGTTGACGAAATAAAGAGCAAAGCCCGCACCCTGCAAAGGGGTGCGGGCTTTTTCTGCGTTTCATGCATGCTTCTCCATATCGGCGGCAACGAGCTTCTTAAGGTACTCGGTGGTGTTCGGTTGGCTCTTTAGCCACTGATACATGACCTCATCGTCTTCATTGGGATAAAACCGAATAGTGAGCTGCTTCACCGACTTCTTGCGGTAGGCCGATACGGCGCGCTTCTGCGAATCGTAGACCATTATTTGCCACCTTTCCTGCTTCTGAGCCATCTCATAACAAAGATGGTTGCCAATGACGCTGCAACTGCAATCAAAACCGTTTTCATCGCGATTCTCCTAGTGTAAAATCGTTGGTGGCGGGGCACCGCTTTCGCGATGCCCCTTTGACTCAAGACCTCTTCGAATGCTTCCCGGCTTTGTGAGAGGTCTTTTCTTTTAGGGCTTGGATTGCCGTTTCCGCTGCTACTGTAACCAGGCTGCTTATCACGGCTACTGCCAAGTCCTTCAAAAACTCGTCCATTTGAACCACCTCCTTTCCTCTTGACGTCTATTATTATAGGGTAGACCATAGAGAAAAGCAAGCAGATATTTGGGATTGTTCAGTCATTTTTTATTGTTTGATTCACAGAAGGTCACGATGGCAAACCAATTGCGTGTTACCTTGATTTCAACTGAGTTGGCATATATTGTGTTCGCAGTAAGTGGCTTCTGCTCCACCAT